AGACCCTTTACTATAATCCCGTAACCGAAGAGATGGAGTTCGTAAACAATCCTTCTCCGTTAAGAGAGAATCTAGGCGAACGCTTTGGGCTTAATGAAGGTGGAAGAATCAATATGAAACCTGGCGGTATTGTAGAACCGGGTGTTACGCATTATGCAACTAGTGAAGTGAAAACAGAGCAATTTAAATATCCTATAAAAAATCAATTTGGAACAGTTTGGTCGGATAAGGCTGCACAAGGAGGAGGTAAAAGCTGGAGCACTCCAGAATTTATAAAATATGTAAAAGAAAATTTCTTAAAAGTTTCTACAAAAAAAATGGCAGAGATCATGTTCCCTGATGAAAAGGAAACAACAGGATCAGAACGAGTTCGTAAAACTGCTAATGAACTAGGTTTTGATGTAGTGGCTAAGAGAAATATTGGATATGATACTGGGCCGTGGAAGCCTACAACCTCAAACAGGAAGGCTATTCAAAAATTTTTAAAAGGTAAAAAGACAATTGAATATGAAACATTAAGGGAATTTCTCCTAAAGTTAGGATTTAAAAACCCTTGGAAAAATATTTATACCATTAAGATAAACACTCCTCTCTTGGATAATATAGAGATAACAAAACCTGAAACAGCTCCAAAAGAGTTAAGAGCTATTCTTATTAAAGCATCAAAAGAAAGCGAAAAATATAAAACCGAAGGATACAGTAAAATAGCAGCTGCTCGAGAGAAACTTGTGACTGAATTGAATAATGTAGTGAAGGCAATGAGTAAGAAAGAACTTTTCTCATTTGTTAACAAGAATTCCACGATAAGAGAGATGGTAGAGACATCTTTAAAAGATGGTGAATTCTTCAAAGGAGATTTTACAAAAATGACTGAAAAACAAATTAGAGATAAGCTTTTCTTTGAAGCAGACCATATTAAACCTATCTTAAAAGGAGAAATTGATCCTATAACCAAACAAGTTTTGAAAGGATTAGATATTCATTATCCTGAAAATTTACGAATATCTATTAAAGCTATAAATAATAGTTTAAAGCATAATGCTACTAAGTTTTTAGAAAAATATAATACATCTACTGATCCCAACATAATTAAAAAAGTAAAAAATATAAAAAATTATTTTACAGGCAAAGGGCAAGGTTTATTAATAGGTGACTATATAAAAGGAGAAGTCGTGGGAGGAGGGGAGATTGCTTTTCCAAAACAATTAACAAATATAGGAATAAAGTTTGATGAATTTTTCAGCAAAATGTCTGCCGCGAAACGAGCTGAAATTGCAGAACTTATAGGTCAAGATCTTACGAAAATTGCTCCTGAGGCGTTGGCATCAAGAATACTTAAAAAGCCTTTATGGCTTTTAACTAAAGTTATAGGACCTACAGCAATGCCAGGTGTTCAGGCTCTTTGGGAAACTGGTAAAGCAATTATAACAGGAAAATTACCTGACATGCCTGATGTAACTAGTCCTATGACCTGGATGACACCTGCGTTTTGGGAGTGGGGAGTGAGTACTTGGGGCTTTGATAAAACATTAAAAAACTTTGGTAAAACATTTAAGCACTTATCGAAAGGAGATAAGGCTCGATTAATAAGAAATGTCGTTGCAAGAGCAGGTTTAAAACCACACCATTTACTTAAAATTAGAAATTTTTCTGTTCCTTGGCTAGCGGCTACAGCAGTCGGAAAAGCATTCACAGAATCTCAAACTGGCGTGTTTCGAGATGAAAAGACTGGTGAATTAAAAATGGAAGAAGAACAAGTTACAACCCTTCTTCCTAATATGATTAAAGACTATCATTGGAGACATGAAAGTGATGAATTTTTTGAAAAAGAATATAGAACCAAAAAAGAAGAGTATGAACCTGAGTTACCTGAATTTTTAGATTTAGAGGCACAAAAGCGTAAATCTGGAGAAGGCATGGACTATGCGCAAGGTGGTCTAACTGGTGTTAATCGTTATACTCAATTAATTAAATGAAAAACCCCACCCTTACTCAAAACATGAAAAATGTAAAATGGAGCCAGATTCCACCTGTCAAATGCCCTGATCCTAGACGCTTGATTAAAGCTTCAAAACAGAGTAAACCATTTAAATTGGAGAAAATACATGGCAACAGTCGATAAGGCTTTACCGAATGTAAAGCAAACAATAAGATTACCTTCTCAACAGGAACAGATGGAGACGGAAACCCAGGCGCAGGAATCGATTCCTAAACCAGGAGACGTTGAAGTCAATCAAATGGAGGACGGCGGCGCTGAGATCACTTTTGAACCCGGTGCAGTCAACCAGCCTGGAGGGCAGGATCATTATGCGAATCTAGCGGATATTCTTCCGGATGCCGTTTTGTCTTCGCTCGGATCGGAAATGTGGTCCAACTACGATGACTACCGCCAGTCAAGAAGACAGTGGGAAGATACCTACACCAAAGGGCTCGATCTTTTGGGATTCCAATACAAAAGCCGGACAGAACCTTTTCAGGGGGCATCGGGTGCAACGCATCCTGTTCTAGCTGAAGCGGTTACACAGTTTCAGGCGGGAGCATACAAAGAACTCCTTCCTGCAGGTGGACCTGTTCGAACACAGATTTTAGGAAAGATAACAAGAGAGAAACAGGATCAGGCGACTCGCGTCAAGGATTTCATGAACTACCAGATTACGAATGTCATGAAAGAGTACGACTCCGAGTTTGACCAGATGCTGTTCTACCTGCCGCTTGCAGGTTCGACTTTCAAGAAAGTTTATTATGACGATTTACTGGGACGGGCAGTATCGAAGTTCGTTCCAGCAGATGACTTAGTGGTTCCGTATTCTGCCACCTCATTGGAAGATGCGGATGCCATTTGTCATGTGCTTAAGATGTCGGAAAATGATTTAAGGAAACAACAGGTTGGAGGATTCTATCGAGATATTGATCTGACCGTTCCTTATAATGTAGAGACCGAGGTCAAAAAGAAAGAAAGGGAACTGGAAGGAACCCGTAAAGGACAGAACGAAAAAATTTTTACACTTATAGAATGCCACGTCAATTTGGATCTGGAAGGATTTGAAGACCGTGGCCAAAATGGCGAACCCACAGGAATCAAAGTCCCGTATATAGTCACCATTGAAGATAGCACGAGAAACGTTTTATCGATTAAACGAAACTATGCCCTTGACGATCAGTTAAAAAAGAAAATTGAATATTTTGTTCATTTTAGATTTTTACCTGGATTAGGATTTTATGGTTTTGGATTAATTCACATGATTGGCGGATTATCAAGAACAGCTACGGCTGCATTGCGTCAACTCATCGATGCTGGTACCCTCTCCAATTTACCAGCAGGATTCAAGATGCGAGGAATTCGTGTACAAAACGATGCCGTATCTTTACAGCCTGGAGAGTTTCGAGATGTCGATGCTCCAGGCGGTAACCTCAAAGATGCTTTTTTCAATTTACCGTATAAAGAACCATCCCAAACATTACTGCAATTAATGAGTATGGTTGTACAGGCGGGACAGAGATTCGCGTCGATCGCTGACATGCAGGTCGGTGATGCGAACCAACAGGCTGCTGTGGGGACGACTGTGGCCCTTTTAGAGCGTGGCTCCAGGGTCATGTCAGCGATCCATAAAAGACTATATGCATCTCTTAAGGAAGAATTTTCTTTGCTTTCCAAAGTTCTTTCTACCTATTTACCTCCGGTGTATCCGTACGATGTAATTGGAGATCAAAAAGAAATTAAGCAAGCTGACTTTGACGAGCGAATCGATATTTTACCGGTTGCGGATCCTAATATTTTTTCACAGACACAACGGATTGCAACAGCACAAACAGAATTACAACTAGCATCATCCAATCCACAGATTCATAATTTATATGAAGCTTACAGAGATATGTATACAGCGATAGGAGTTAAGAATATCGATCAGATATTACCACCTCCTCCGCCGCCAGCTCCAAAGAATCCGGCGATCGAACACATTGATGCATTAGGACAAAAGCCTTTCCAAGCGTTTACAGGCCAGGACCATAGAGCCCATGTAACCGCACATATTGCCTTTATGGCAACGAACATGGCTAGAAACAATCCAATGGTTATTGGAGCCTTAGAAAAAAATATATTTGAACATATTTCTATGATGGCTCAGGAACAAGTTGACATGGAGTTCAGAGATGACATTGCTAAAGTTCAACAGGTCCAGCAAATGATGTCTCAAAATCCTCAACAGCAACCAGATCCTAGAATCCAGCAGGAAGTTCAAAACCTGCAGTTAAAGATTGAAGCGAGAAAAGCTCAACTGATTGCAGAGATGATGGAAGAATTCCTAGCAGAAGAAAAGAAAATTACTTCTCAATTTGATAACGATCCTATTGCTCAACTTAGAGCAAGAGAACTTGATCTTAAAGCTCAAGACAATCAAAGAAAAGAAGAAGACGATAAAAACAGAATCGCGCTTGACCGTATGAAGGCGATGATGAATAAAAATATTCAAGAAGACAAGCTTGAACAAGACGAAGAGCTCGCCCACTTGAGAGCAGATACTTCATTGGAAAAACAAGCGATGTCCAACAGGGCCAAGATGCGATCCGATACTATGAAACGTAGGGACGTTAGAACTTTAAAAGGAGGATAATGCCTTTCCAATCTGAAAAACAAAGAAAATATTTATGGGCCAATGAGCCTGCTATTGCCAAACGTTGGGAAAAATATCCTAAAGGCTATAACACAGGAGGAGTGTCTCATTTGTTTCGTTCTAAAGAAGACAGGGTTGGATTTAACGCAGGAAGTTGGAGAGGAAATCCAGGAACAGATTCTCGTAAAGAAGTTCGTGATGCATGGAAAGATTTTCTAGGATATCGAAAAAAAGGCGGTGATAAGAATTGGCAAAAATATATGCCGATATGGATAGGAGCTAATTTAGCTCATGGGGGTTATGTTCGTCCTGAAGAAGATGGAGTCTTGGGCCTAGCTGATGGAGGAAGAATTGGATTTCCTGGAGGAGGAGGAACCGAAGGAGGTTACCAGGATGATTGGAGTACAGGCGCAGAAACTA